CCATCATCAAGGCCATCAGCAAGATCACCAGCAGCCCCTTCCAAATCTCCGGTTTCACCTTTCAGATCATTGGTTGCCCTGGCTGCTGCCAAGGAATCAAGTTCCCAGCCTTCCATAACCTCAGAAGCAACTTCACCTGTATCTTCATAATGCTGCATCAATACATCAACAGCTTCCCTTTGATCTGTGATTTCCCTGCCAGCAATCCCTGAAGCATCAGCCAGCAACTGCATTTTCTTTGCCAGCCTTTCAGTTACCCCAGCAGCTGCAACCCCTTCCCCCTTCCAAAGCCCAAGGCCATCAATAGCAATTGTGTAAAGCTTTTGATAAACATCGTTTAGTGAAACCCCCAGGATTTTCACTTTGCCAATTGCTTTCCCGATCTGCCAGCCAACAAAGGCAGCAGCAGCAATGGCAGGAAGGTTTCCCAGAACCCCACTTAAACCGGATACACTTGTTTTTAATCCCCCCAGCCCCTTCATTCCTTTCAGCTTGGCTGAAACAATAACCAGCTTGCTGAAGATAGAAATGATCGGCCCAAGGGCTGCAACTGTGAACCCAAGTTGAACAATCAATTTCTTTTGCCCATCAGAAAGATTCTTGAACCATTTGATTGCTGGCTTCAAGTAATCTTCCATCAAATCCTTCAGAACAGGAATCAACTGTTCCCCAAATTCAGCCCCAACAACAACCAGATCATTTTTCAAAGCCTTCAGCTGATTTGAAAAGGCTTCCATTTGCTTGGCAGCAACTTCTTCTGTTATGCCCCCAAGGTTTTCAAGATCAGTTTGGTAGGTTCTGATTTTTTCAGAAGTTCCCAACTGCATCTTGATTGCTGCTGCTGCCTTATCATTAAAACCCAATTGGGCCAATGCAGCAGCTTTTTGTTTGGGGGGCAAATGCCCAAGGGCGTTTTCAAGATCAGCAACAACATCTGCCATGTTTCGCAAATTATCATCAGAATCATAAAGGGAAACATTCAGGGCAGCCCATTCATCCTTGTTTCTTCTAGCAGCTGTTTCCATGTTCTGCAAAACGATAGCAAACTGCATCCCAGCCTTTCTTCCCTTCACCCCTTGATCAGCAAAGGCAGCAAGAACAGCAACGCCTTCTTCAATTTCCATGTTGATATTCTTCATTGCAGGCCCAGCCCTGTTTGTTAAGGCTTCAGAAAATTCCTGAACAGTAGCATTGGCAAGGGTATTCGCCCCAACCAAAGCATCAGAAACCCTAACAAGCCCAATCATATTGTCTTCAGCATCTTCAGAGGTCAATGCCAAAGCACTCTGGGCATCTGTCAAAAGGTCGGTTGCTAGGGCCAAATCAAAAGCCCCAGCCTGGGCAAACTTAGTAACTTTTGGCAAGGCAGCAATGGATTTTTCTGCACTCATCCCAGCAGAAGCCAGGAAGTAATAACCTTCAGCAAGTTCCTTGGCTGCAAAGGTTGATTCACCAGCCAGCTGCTTGGCTGTATCTTCCATTGATCCTCTTAATTCATCAGAAACATCCCCCATAATTGCCAGGGATTCTGTCATTGATTGATCAAGATCAGCAGCAGCCTTCACAGCAGCAGCCCCAATTGCCAAAATTGGAAGGGTAACTTTCATTGTCATTGCCTTGCCCATCTTCCCCCATTTGGCAGCTTGCCCTGCAATATCACCAGAAACTTTTTTTACAGAATAATCCCATTTGGTCGTATCAAGTATCAAATGGGAAATTACAGAACCAGCGACAAATTCACCAGCCATTAATCTTCCCCTTCAATTTTTATTTTCCGATCCTTCAAAGAAGGCAGCCCTTCATTTGGATCAGGCTTCTTTTCAGGTTCAGGATCAGGGTTTTCCAGCAGCTGCAATCTGAAGTTGATTTGATCCAATCGCATTTTAACAGGCTGATTATCAGCAGACTGTGAAAGCCTTTGGGTAAATATTGAATCCCTTTCCTTTTCCAATCCTTTCTTCAATGCTTGATCATGCCAAAAATTTTCATCCCTAACATCCAGATCAAGAAGCTGGTTGATATTAAACAGGCCAGGAAAGGCTGCTGCTATTGTTGCAACTCTTTCTTTCCAAGCCCTTTCGAATTTTTTCCTGCACCTTCTTCTTTATCCGGCCTATAAAGCTTCTTGGTGATGAAAGCTGTAACTTCAATCACCTGCCTTGCTTCAAGATCGCTTATCACAGGATCAGTTTTGCCAAACAGGAATTCAAGCCTTTTGTATGGGGCATCGGCATCATTGCCCAAGGCACAAATTTCATCAAATTCCATGAGTTTCTTCAGGGATTTCCGGTTGATCCTTTTTACTGTGAACACCTTCCCATTAATTTCAACTACAATAGGCTTGTAGATTGATTCCTTTGTACTTACAACCAGCTTATCTGCCATTTACTAAACCCCAATCTGAAACAGATGCCCTATGTTAAGCCCTGTTTGTTTGGCATACACCTTGAAATTAACCATCATCACCCTTTGATTTTCCCGATCCCAGCCAAGCGACCAGGCATTGAAAGGATGAACATGATAAAGCAAAACCCATTGGGAAGGATCAGTTGACAACTGATTGTTAATGATTGGACGAATAACACAATTCCTTGCATTGGGAAAATAGTTATATCCAACCTGCATCTTGAAGATCAGAACATCAGCTGATTGAAGGGTTGTTTTTGTGTTGTAAATACTGTTTAGGGTTTGCAGATCAAGCCTTGTGAAAGGAACTTCAAGGCTTACAATCGAACCCTTTTCAACCGTATCAACTTCATGATCACCAAATTCTTCTTCATGAACAGGGGCTGTTTGATCTTCAATGTTTAGGGTGATTGTTCCCAATGTTGGCCTGATGATTAGATTATCATGGCCTGATGCCCCATAATCCAGAATTACTGCACCTGGGGAAATGTCTAAAAACGGAGACTGTTGGCCTGGCATTTTTTTACCTCTCTTAATTTATTCACAAATCTTAAAAAGATAATTTGTGCTGAATACAAATCTTCCCTTTTCATCTGGGTTTTCAATTGGGGCAGGGGAAGCAACCCCATCAATAATCATTGCAAAATATTCTTCACCTGAACCCCCGATTTGGGGCAATGCCCATTGGGTTGAACCATGCAGCATCTGGAAGAATTCATTGGCATCATCCCTGGCTTTGAAATAAGATTCTGCCCTGTTCCAAATTTGAATCTGCTTATCTTGTCTATCAGGCAAATCCCCAACAAGGGCAGCTGGAACATTCTCCAAGATACAGGCAACCCTTGGGATTTCCTCAAGCTTGGTTCTTTCTGAATTGATAACAGGAAGATGCCCTGCAAAAAAATTAACATCCCTTGCCCAATAAGAAACAGTTGTTTGGTTCAGAATGAATGTTGCTATTTCTTTTATCATCAGATGTTCTTTGCAATAAACATAATGTATTTATTCCGGTTGGCAGTTAAGGTTTTGATAAGATACTTTGGCCCTGATCCTGGCAATGTGAAGCTCCAGGTTTCGGGGGCTTCATGCATCTTGGCTGCATAGTCTGTATTGAAGCCAATTATACATTGAATTGAAAAAGGGCTTGGATCGGGAATCACCAAACCGGAAGCCTGAAGGTTGCCAATCTTTCTTGGAACCTTGGGGATTTCCTTGATGGCATCTTTCAGGGCCATATTGCCAGCCATGAACTGTGCTTTCTTTGCATTATAGGGGATAGTTTTGCTTACAATTGTTTTAAATGTTGGGCCAAAGGCAGAAAAATCTGTGAAGAATCCTGATCCTTTACCTGTCCATTTAGCCATTTATCCCAACCATATCTGTAAATATCTTGCAGAAAAATCTTGTTTCCTGTCAATCTTTAAAATCGAATAGGTTACATCCTCAATTTTAAAATGGTATTCATAATAGATTTCTTCTTCAGGGGTGATGAGAATATCAATGGCAGAAGCAACCTGTTCACCCTTGAAATCCTTGATGATCATTGTTCTCCGGTTCACCCTGGCTTTCATTTCAATTTCTTCTTCATCCCCAGGTTCCATCCAGGCTTCAGGGCTGCCAGGTTTGATCAATAGAATCTTTTCATTCTGATATGCTTTTATCATTTTAAAACCTATCTTCCCCAGTAAAGGCAATCGCTTCTTCTGAAGTTGGAATAATAAAGTGCATGCAATTTGGATGAAAGGGGGGTTCAGCATCAAGGTATTCATATGTTCTGTTGTTTCCTGAAATAGAATATGTGTTGCCTTCATATGGCTTGCAGATAATTGTTAAGGTTCCATGATTGGAAACCTGCACCAGATCATTTTGCCATTGGTTACAGGCATTTTTAACAGCCTGTGATTGTGATCTTCTCATTTCTGTTCTAGCAACAAGCTTTGAATATTTATCAATTCTCCAATACTTACCCTTAATATTTATCAGGCTTGTATCCCCAAGTTTTAACTTCAGATAATTCCTTATATTTCTATAAACTTTCCCTTGTGCATCCCCCCGTTCAACAGCCCCTTCAATTGATTCAAGAAGGGCTGCTTCTTCATCCAGAGTTAAGCCCCCAAATTCTTGCAGCTGCAAAAGTGAATCAGCAATTTTCTTCATGATCATCAGATATTGATTGGCTGTGATCCTTATGGAATTATTTGCCTTTACCATATACCCAAGCATCTGGCTTTCAGCATTATCAATTGAATGTTGATCTGTTTTAGGATCATATTTTGAATCTTTTTTATTCCCCAATATTTCCAAGGAAACAGTTGATGCTTTCCTGGCTTGTTTGTAGGCATCGGGAATTAATATCCTTGAATGTTTAGCAGCCAACTTATTAAGCCTTCTGATATTATGATCAACATCCCTTCTGATTTTAATGGCCTGAAGTTCTGTATAATTCAAAGCATCAATCCCCAAAAGATCATCTACAATTTCCCTTCCAATCATATAAGCAGACCTTGCATAAATGTTGATGCCCCTTTGGTTTGGGATTTGTGCCAAGCTTGATGTTGCCATTCAAACAGATTCATCTTCATTTCTTGTTAGGTTTACAGCCCTAAACTTTGTTTTTGTTAGAAAGCCCCCAGCATCCAGAATATCTTTCACAAATGGGGGGATTGGAACCTTATCTAAATAATCTTTTTCATAAACTTCTTCAACAATATCTGCTTCAATAACCCCCTGGGCTTGGATGCCCTTTCTAGCATCTTCATCTGTTAAATGAACAATCAGATAATAAGCCATTTCAGCATTGGCCTTTTTCAGATAAACAAGCTGGGCTGCTGTAGCATCTGCAACCGCTGGCAAAGTGTAAGCTTTGGAATAATATAAGCGGTTATAAGCCATTGTGATTGCTGTTTCTTGTGCCTTATCATCTGAAAGATCATCCCAGGCTGAAGAATCCAGCCTTTCTGAATTAAAATAATCATGGGCTTCATCTAAATCTGTGTAATATCCTAAAGGCATTTCATCCCCCTTTTATGAAACAATATCCTGTTCAATGTGAAAGGCTTCTGTTTCTTTTTTATCAGCATATATCCGAACTTCATATTTATTGGAAGCACTCCAGGTTATTTCCAATCCGCAATAATATCTGCCAACATCCAAGCCAGATGAATCAGTTGGAATTAATGTTATTGTAAGCCATCCAGCATCAGGGGAATCAACAACAATCCCAGCCCCCTTTGTTTTTTCAATATCTGCAACCGCTTGTTTTTCCCTTTTCTTTACCTGGAAAACAATATCAGTTGCAGCTGCCAGGTTTGGAACCAATACGCCATCTTTATCATAAATGGGTATCTCAATGTTTGAAGTATTCCCTTTTTTGATTGCAATTCTTTTATCAATTATCTTTGCCATCTTTTAATACCCCTTCTAAATCATTCATCCTATTTAAAAATCCCATCCAGATTACTTTCCTGTCAAGCATTGATTCTAATTCAGGTAACTTTTCCA